GACAACTCCTTCATTGCAACACGTCCTTATACTAAAACAGCGGCTATCATCGGTCCAACAGTTAAAGGCCCAGTAGAAATCCCGACAATTGTAACCTCATATAGTGACTATTTGAGCAAATTTGGTTCCACTTTAATTAGTGCAAGTAATATTTACTCTTACTTTACTTCAATAGCAGCATTTAACTTTTTCTCTAACGGAGGAGAAGCATTACTTGTTTCTAGAGTAGTAAGTGGTTCATATTCACAAGCAGTATGTACTGATGTAACAAGTTCAGCTTATACCGCATCATTTGTACTTAATACTTTTTCTGAAGGTATTTTGATGAATAGTTCAAGTTCACTTGATGCTTCTGGTTCATTAGCTAGCGGTACATCAAATAATCTTAGATGGGCTATTCAGAATGTTTCAACTGCTTCAGGTACATTTGATTTATTAGTTAGACAAGGTAACGATAATACAAATAATCAAATCGTATTAGAAACTTGGACAGGTTTGTCACTTGACCCAACTCAACCAAACTTTATTTCTAAAGTAATTGGTGATATTAGTTCTTCATATGATGCAACTAACAATCAAATTGTAGAAGCAGGAAATTATAAAAATAACTCAAGATACATCTACGTTAAAGCCGTAAATGCACTTACTCCTAATTACTTTGATAACACAGGTAATTTTAAATCAGCATTTACAGCATCTTTACCAGATGTTCAAAGTGGTTCATTCGAAAGTGCTACAGGTGATGTAAAAGCAGGAGCTAATTTTTATAATGCTATAAACGGAACAAATACTCAAGGATTAGTAGCAGGTAATTATACCAATATGATTGCTTTGATGTCTAACCAAGATGCTTATAAATTTAACTCATTAATCATCCCTGGATTATACGATTCAGATACTAACTACAGTGCTCAACTTACAAATGTTATCAACAATACTCAATATAGAGGTGATAACTTATTTGTTATGGATTTAGTGCCATTTGGTTCAAGTGTTAACACAGTAACCCAAAAATCAGGAAATAGAAACACATCATATGCTGCTTCATACTGGCCTTGGGTACAATTAATCGATCCAGATACAGCTCAATTAGTATGGTGTCCTGCTTCAACAGTAATGCCAGGCGTATTTGCATACAACGATACAGTATCAGAACCTTGGTTTGCACCAGCAGGTATTAACAGAGGTGGTTTGACTCAAGTAGTTAAAGCAGAATACAAATTAACTCAAACACAACGAGATAATTTATACACAGGTAAAGTAAATCCAATTGCTTCATTCCCTGCAACAGGAACTGTAGTATACGGACAGAAAACATTACAAACCAAAGCATCTGCTCTTGATCGTGTAAATGTTCGTAGATTATTAATCGCACTTAAAAATTACATCTCGGGTGTAGCTCAAGGTTTAGTATTTGAACAAAATACAATTGCTACAAGAAATGCATTCTTAAGTCAAGTTAACCCATACTTAGAAACAGTACAACAACGTCAAGGTTTATACGCTTTCAAAGTAATAATGGATGAATCAAATAACTCGGCAGATGTAGTTGATAGAAACCAAATGGTAGGTCAAATCTATCTTCAACCAACTAAAACAGCTGAATTTATTTACCTAGATTTCAACATTTTACCAACAGGAGCTACTTTCCCGGCGTAATTTTTAGAAACTATAATATTTATAATAAAGCATTAAATAAATAAAACAACATGGCAATATTAGATTCCAACGAAATTTTCTTCACAGCTTTCGAACCGAAAGTCCAGAATAGATTCATAATGTACGTTGATGGTATCCCAGCATACACAATCAAAGGTATTTCATCTGTAGGTTTTGCTCAAAACGAAATCGTACTTAATCACATTAACGTTTACCGTAAAATCAAAGGTAGAATGGTTTGGAATGATCTAACTATGACATTGTTTGATCCTATTACACCTTCAGGTGCTCAAGCAGTAATGGAATGGGTACGTTTACACCATGAGTCAGTAACTGGTCGTGATGGATATTCGGATATGTATAAAAAAGATGTAACAATCAATGTACTAGGTCCAGTAGGTGATATCGTTTCTGAATGGATTGTTAAAGGAGCATTTATTAAATCAGGTGAATTCGGTGAATACAACTGGGATAACGGTGAAGCATTGAGCTTGGCTAACGTCAAGCTCTTTTGTATTTTACATATGTATAATAAAACACAAAGTTATTAATAAAAAATTTATGGAAAACGAAAAACCAAAATTTAAATTCCCTACTGAAGTAGTCGAATTACCTTCTAAAGGATTACTCTATCCCGAAGGACACCCTTTATCAAGTGGCGAAGTAGAAATTAAATACATGACCGCTAAAGAAGAAGATATCCTTACAAACCTTAATTACATTAAACAAGGAGTAGTAATTGATAAATTACTTCAATCACTTATTATAACTAAATTTGATTATGATGATCTACTAATTGGAGATAAAAACGCTCTTATGATCTCAGCTCGTGTATTAGGTTATGGTAAAGAATACCCATTTACATATAATGGTCAAGAAGTAGTAATCGATCTTACTCAACTTCCAGAAATCGTTTTAGATGAAAATGAGGTTACTAAAGGTGTAAATGAATTTGAGTATGAGTTACCATTCTCTAAAAATAAAATTACATTTAAATTATTAACAGGTAGAGATGAAAAAGCGATTGATGCCGAAATTAAAGGTATGAAACGCGTTAATAAAAATGTATCAGCTGACATTTCTACCCGTTTAAAACACCAAATTATTGCTGTTGATGGGGATTATGAAAAGAAAACAGTCCGTGAATTTGTAGACAACTATATGTTAGCCAAAGATTCATCAGCATTTAGATCATATCTAAAAACATTCAATCCAGATATTAAAATGTCCTTTATTCACGAAGGAGAAAACGGTGATGAGGAGGTCACAGTACCTATGGAGGTACAGTTTTTTTGGCCTGACTCAAGAGTATAGATTTAATCTGTTTAAACATATTCATGAAATAGTATACCATGGTCGTGGATATGATTATGGAACTATATATGAAATGCCTATTTGGTTAAGAAATATTACATATAAATTCATTCAAGACTCAATTAATCAAGAGAATGAAGCAAATAGTAAAGCCTCAGGTAAATCAAACTCTTCCAACACAACTTTAGATTGGGTTAACCCCGACAAAAGTAAATTAAAGTAAATATTTAGAAGGCATCAATATTTTGGTGCCTTTTAATATTTATAACATATATTAATTACCGATGGCGAGTAAAGAAGAAATACAAAAGAAAAATATTGCAGAAGCTAATGACGCATTAGCAGATCAACTTAGTCTTGCATCCCAGATTAATGATCAGATGTCTTTTGTACTTAAAAATTACAAAGAAAAATTATCTTTAGATAGAAATTCAGTAGATCTTACTAAAAAAGCATTAGATTTAACTAGAAATCTAAAATCAGAGTATGATTCGGTTAAGGATGTTCAAAATGATATTAAAAAGAATCAAAAACTTCAAAATGATATAGCAAGACAAAAACTTGCTTTAGAAAAAGAAGGTGGTGAATCATTAAAAAAAGAATTAGATCTACATAAAACCAGAGAAGGAAGTTTAGCTAAAGCCCAAAGCAAACTAGCTCAAATGAACCAGGATAAGGCTGCAGGTAAAAAAGTAGATGCCGCTCTTTATAAACAGGCACAAGCTACAGTTACTAAAAAACAAGAACAATTAACTTTTGCTAAAGAAAATTTATCATATGAAGCTCAACAAGTATTATTGTTAGAAGATTCAAACGCAGAACTACAGCAAGGTAATACATACCTTAATGAACAATTAAGTATGCAAAAGAACCTAGTCAAATCCCAATCATTATTTACCTCAGCTCTTTCAGGAGCAAATAATTTAATGAAAAAATTAGGGTTTGGAGATTTAGCAGGTAAATTAGGTTTAGATGCTGCTTCTGAAAAAGCAAAAGAAATGACCTACCGATTAACAGATGGTGGTAAAAAAGCTTTAGGTCCTATGGCTTTAATAGGAATGGCTACTTCTTTATTTAATAAATTTAAAGAAAAAGGAAGAGAAGCTATGGATTATATGGCTGAAATTTCCTCTGAAACTGTTGGCCTTACTAGAGAATTAGGATTATCAGCTGCAAATGGAGCAAAAGTAGCTGGACAAGCTAGGGCAATAGGTGGTGCTATGGGCTTTACCCATGAACAATCAACAGCAGCAGCTAGTGCTATATATGGTCAAATTCAAGGTACTGAACAATTAGGTGCTAAAACTATGCAAACCTTTATGAAATTAAATGTTCATGGAGGTATAAGTGGAGAAGTTTTAGGTAAAATATATAATATTTCAAAACTCACAGGTCAAGAAGCAGGTAAGGTAGCCGAAGAGATTGCTTCTCAAGCACAAGAATCACTTAAAGCAATGAAAGTGAATGTGAGTATGAAAGCGGTAATGGAGGGTGTTTCCCAAGTTTCTAGTCGTGTTGCTTTGAATTTTAAAGGATCCGGAACAGCAATTACAGCTGCTGTTGTCCAATCCAAAAAATTAGGTATCGAAATGAGTAAAGTTGAAGATATAGCTAACTCATTATTAAATATTGAAGATTCAATTGCTGCTGAAATGGAAGCAGAATTATTAACTGGTAAAGACTTAAATCTTGAAAAAGCAAGAGAAGCAGCTTTAAATGGTGATAATGCTAAATTAATGGAAGAATTAGCTAATCAGGGAATTACAGCTGCTGATTACAGCAAAATGAACCGTATCCAACAAGATGCATTAGCAAAATCTTTAGGTATGAGTGGTGAAGAAATGTCTGATATGTTGGTTAATCAAAAGAAAAATGAAGCATCTAACCAAGATACTCTATCATTACAAAAAGATTCAATAGCAGCAATGACTTCTATGGCTTCATTAGCTGAAGGTCTTAAAAACCAAGAAGATGCTAAAAAAGCAGCTATGGGTGAGACTGGAAAATTATATATGGAATTTCATCATATAATGCATGAAATATCTATGAAACTTGCTCCTATATTAAATGCTGCATTTGCTGGTTTATGGAAAATTTTAAAACCAATATTACAGGGAGTTAGTGATTGGTTAAGTGATTCTAAAGTAGTTGAACAAATAACAGCTACTATTACTGCTGTTTTTTCTAAATTAGCAGAAATTATAGGAAGAGTATGGGCTATAATCTCACCTATACGTCAAGCTATATTTGATATAGTAATGACAGCATTGCCTCCTTTCCTTACTATTATGGAAACTTTATGGAGTGCTTTACAACCTACGTTTGAAGCATTAGTTGAATTAGCAAAAAATATGATTCCTATCATTGCTGATATCCTTACTAAGGTTGCTGAGGTTATTGGAGAAATTTTAGTAGGTTTACAACCTGTTTTTGAAGGATTAGGAAATTTAGCAATGAGTATTCTTCCAATAATTCAAAATATATTTACATTTATAAGTCCAGTTATATCTTTTATAGCCGATATGGTTGGTAGAATTGTAGGATTTATTGTAGGTATAATCACTCCTATTACTGAATTTGTAGGAAAACTTATAGCTGGAAATAAAGAATTTTCCACAATGGAAAAAATTATTGGTAGTATTGTTTTTGCAATTGGAGGTATGTTAGGAGTAATGAAAATGGTACAAGGTGTATCAATAGCTATTAAGGCTATTAAAGTAGCTACTAACGCAGAATCTAGAAAAGAAT